CATCTACATGCATATCTTCAGGAAAAGACTCGTGATCTAATTCTCGGTGAGAAAAAAGATGATGAAGAAAAGCCTGACTTCGCTGACATCGATAAAGATGGTGATGAAGAAGAATCTGCTAAGGATGCTGCTAAGGATAAGAAAGACAAAAAGGACGATGATGACGATGATGACAAAGAAGAAGTCAAAGAAGGCGTCGCTCCTAAAGCAAATCTGACTGGCGCAAAGAAGCAGGAATTCTCTGATAACTCTGCAAAGGGTAAAATCAGCGGTAACTCTCTTCGTGATAAGCCTAAGAAGTCTAACGATACGAAAGCTCGTGGTCCTGAATTTGCTAAAGAAAACGTCAAGAAAGGCGAAATCAAAGGCAACTCTCTGAAAAAGAAACCACACAAGTCTAATGACACCAAAGCTAAGAAGCAGGAATTCTCTGACGAGTCTGGTAAGGGCAAAGTAGCTCATTATGACGATGGTCGTGATTACGACATGGGAACCGGTAACGTTTAATAGACGGAACCTTGAAGTAAGGATACTACGATGAAAACTGAACTGCTAGTAGAAGAGCTGCTTCCTGCAGAAGCGAATATTATTACCGAGAGTACTCAGGATGGTAAAAACACATATCTGTCAGGCATTTTTATGCAGGCTGATATTAAAAACCGAAATGGCCGTGTATATCCATCAACAGAGATTACCGAGGCTGTAAAAATTGCTCAGACTACCATTAAAGAACGTAATGGTATTATGGGAGAGCTCGATCACCCACAAACACTGAACATCAACCTGGATCGTGTTTCGCACGTAATCACAGAGATGAGCATGAGTGGTTCGAACGCAATAGGTAAAGCTAAACTGCTAAACACACCAATGGGCAACATTGCTCGCGAACTTGTCGGCGCGGGTGTTGGCCTTGGAGTTTCATCTCGAGGTGCTGGACAGGTGAATGAATCTGGTGGCGTAACTGGCTTCCAGTTCGTGACGGTTGATATTGTCGCCCAGCCGTCAGCACCAAATGCTTATCCTCAAACCATTCAGGAATCTCTTGAACTTGCTAAGAATGGAAGTCATGTTGTCGATTTAGCAGAAGCTATTCGCCACGACGATTCTGCGCAAAAGTACTTCAAAAAAGAGATCATGAAGTGGTTGAGTGAAGGTATGTTCACTAAAAAGTAAGAAAAACTTCAAAAAATAGAGCACTTCTAACTGTTTGATTTAACAGGGTAAAGCCGTGGTTAACGCCACGGCTTTTCTGTTGGTAGACCTCCCTAGTATAAATAATATTGTGTAAAAATGCACGTAACATAACAAGTTACGCTATTAATTACTAAGGAGACTACACAATGAACGAGTTGCTGCAAAAACTCCTTGAGGCTGAAGTCCTTTCTGAGGATACAAAATCAGAACTGGAACAAGCAATCAAGACGCAATTGGACGAAGCGGTTGCAGCTGCAAAGGATGAAGCAGCTGCTGACGTTCGTGCAGAATTAACTGAACAGTGGGTTCAGGAAAAAGATACTCTGATCGAAGCTATCGACACTAAAGTTGGTGAGTTCCTCGAATCAGAAGTTGATGAACTAAAAGAAGACATCGAGCGTTTCCGTGATTTAGAAGCTGAATACGCTGAAAAGATTGTTGAAGCAAAAGCTGCAATGGCTGATGAGCTGAAAAATGATCTTGGTGACCTTGTTGAAAAAATCGACTCTTTCCTAGAAATCCGTCTGGCTGCAGAAATTGAAGAACTAAAAGAAGATATCGACACAGTTCGTAAGAACGAATTCGGTCGTAAAATCTTCGAAGCATTTGAATCAGAATTTACCTCTAACTATGCAGATGATGAATCTGCAGAAGCAACCCTCCGCGAAACCGAAGAACGTCTGTCTGATACTGAAACTCAGCTTGAAGAAGCAGAGCGTAAGCTGGCTCACATGGAACGTAAAGAAAAACTGTCTTCAGTTCTTTCTCCTCTTTCCGGTCGTTCACGCGAAGTTATGGAAGCGATTCTGAAGAATGTTGATACAAATAATCTAGAAGAAGCATATGAAGTCTTTATTGGCCGTGTGCTTCGTGAGACGTCTAATGACGCCGCTGACTCAGAGAAGGAAGGCAAAGTACTAGCTGAGAGCGAAGAAGAAAAGCCAGTTACAGAAGGCGTAGCCATCTCTGGCGATACTGAAGAAGTCCTAAGCGAAGGCGTGGATGAAGATGCGAAGAAGGCGGAAGCCGACAAGCTGGAACATCTCCGTAAACTCGCAGGTATTTCATAAGATAACTTCGAACTTAACTAAAACTTTTTACTAAGGGAGTAAATTACAATGGAAGAAATGTTCGAGAATTGGTCCGAAACCAAAGGCGCACTGCTTGAAGGTCTGGACGCACGTAAACAAGAAATCGTCGCTCCCCTGCTTGAAAACCAGAAGAATCAGCTGATCTCTGAAAGTGCAGCAGGCGGCGCAGGCGTTACACAAGCGCACGACATTGCAGGATTCCGTAAAATCCTGATCCCAATGATTCGTCGTATCATCCCTGGCACAATCGCTACCGAGCTGGTTGGTGTTCAGCCTATGTCTGGTCCAGTTGGCCTGGCTTACACTCTGCGTTATCGTTATGCAGAAACTGTAACCGGTGATGCAACTCGTAACCCATACGGCGCACCTAACGACATCGCACCTAATGATGAAGTATTCGGTAACGTTTCGCCAATCCGTCACTTCTACAGCTCTAGCATCGGCGCTGACGTTCCAGCTGGTTCGTCTGGTATTGCTGCTGGTTCTGAAGGTGGTCCAGGTGATATCGCTGCAGCAACTGCTGAAGGTCGCGCATGGCCATCAAGCATGCCTGCTCATGATACAGCTGGTGATCCAGGTAACGGTTACTACGGTTTCGGTCCTCACTCTGATCCAGGTTCTGCTGGTGAAGCAGCTACTAACAGCTCTGGTGACCGTGCAGCTAACTACTTCAAAGACGTAGCTGGCACTCTCCGTGGTGGTTCTGGTAGCTACATGGAAGGTAACGGTGGTCGTAAGATGACTCTTGATGTTGTTTCTCAGGCAGTTGAAGCAGGTTCTCGTAAGCTGCAGGCTGGTTGGACTATTGAAGCGATGCAGGATCTGAATGCACAGCACGGTCTGGATCTTGAATCAGAAATGACTCAGGCTCTGTCTGCTGAAATCGTTCAGGAAATCGACTACGAAATCATCTCTGACCTGTTCGCTCTTGCTGGTACTGTTGAAACATTTGACGGTGCTGCTGGTGGCGCATATGGTACTGGTGGTAACTACACTCCAGCATACGTCGGCGATCGTCTGGCTAACCTGGGTGTAATCGTTAACCGTGTTGCTAACGAGATTGCTCGTAAGACACGTCGTGGTGCAGCTAACTTTATGGTTGTTTCTCCTCTGATGGTATCTGTTCTGCAGAGCGCAGCTAAGTCTGTATTTGCTCCAGCAGTTGAAGGTTCTTTCAAAGGTCCTAACAACACCCAGATGGTTGGTACACTGAACGGTACAATCAAAGTCTATAGCCACCTGTGGAATCAGGCTGGTGCAGGCATTGATCTTGGTGGCGGTGGTTCACCAGGTTCCACCGATGACGTAATGCTGATGGGTTATAAAGGTGGTAACGGAGAAACTGATACTGGTTACTTCTACTGCCCATACATCCCACTGATGAGCTCAGGTGTTGTTGTTCACCCAACAACCTTCCAGCCAGTTGTCTCTCTGATGACTCGTTACGGTAAGGCTGTTTTCGTTAACAACGAAACATCACTTGGAAATTCTTCTGACTACTATGGCAAGATAAATGTCCAGGCTTTGGATCTCCGTTAATCGGAAAGCACGTAAGTGTAATAAAAAACCCGGCTTCGGCCGGGTTTTTTTGTGGTTGACGTTCTTATGATAAATATATTAAAATACCCCCATCCTCTATAAAAATAACAGATCTAAATACCCCCCAAAATAAATACGAATTGATCATTCAACCTGAGAGACATTGATGGGAAAGAAGCTGACATTTAAACAGTATCTTGATTCTAAGGAAAAACTGCGCGAAGCAGTAAACCGAACTCCTAAACGCACTGCAGAATATACAGTCCGTAAATACTGTAAACTGGTAGTAGGAGAATCCAAGGAAGAAAAGGAATATGTTAATCTGAAGCCAAAACACAAAATTTTTGTGGAATGGCTTTATGAGAACACTGACAATCCAACTATCCTCAGCATTAAATTTGATGGCGTAAAAGATGTTCCTACCAACGAAGAGCGCAAATCGTTGTGGCAAGGAGAACGCTTACTCAAGTGGTTATTACGCAATACCAGGGAAGAAAATTAAATGGCCGTATTAGGTGTACTACAATATAAACAAGGATTAGGCTCAGGCCCTCAACCAGATAATGGAGTAGCACAACCAGGCGTACTATACGGCACTGGCGTAGTTAACTTCACTAACGTAATAATTACGTCGTTTAATAATATGTATCCCATGGGATTTGGAACAACTGATGTTAGATCGTTAACTATGGCGCTTAACCACGTAGACGTTCCTGGCGATGGCTATTCGACATGGGTTGGCGGATCCACTGGTATCCGAAATCCAACAATCGCGGTGAATTCTGTATATGCTGAACAAGCATTGAAAGAATATCTACTGACTCCAGCATATGTGCCGAACGATTATTCTACTACAGATAGCGTCAATTATGGTATATCTACGTACGTTCCCGGAACGGCACCCATCCCTACAGTAAACACATTGCATGTCGGTGCAGGCCAAACATATGCTTCCCCAGCTGCTGCATATGATGCTGCTCAGCATGGTGATAATATTATTGTGCATCCAGGTTCGTATGATGTTGCTGGATTCAATTCAGGTGCTGGAAGAGACATTGACAAGGATGTTAGATTCTACGGATCTACCGAAAATCCAAACGATGTTACTTTCACGGGTTTTCATGGGTTCAACAACCATGGGTTCATGATTTACCCGTATAGAATGGGAAATATTGTAGGCCCAGGATTTTTCCACATTAGAATAAACTCTTCCACGGATACTTGGAAACGTAAATTCCATCTTGCCTCTGACTTATAATAATTGTTACGCATGTAGCATTGTTGTGGCAAGGAGAACGCTTACTCAAGTGGTTATTGCGCAATACCAGGGAAGAAAACTAACCTTCGGGATATAACTGCCCATAAATACTTCTAAATGCTATAGGAGTGTGAATTATGGGCGCTTTTGATTCGCCAAACGATACCCCAAATCAGATTAAACACGAAGGTGATACCATCACCTTGACGTTCTCTCCGGGCGATCCGCAAACTGGCCAAGGAACAGTACGTTGGAATATTCCAGCGCCAATGCTTGGCTGCGCTTCAGATAGCCCAGGCGCATATTGTGGCATGGTAGTATTGCTGAGTGAAACTGCATTTACTATAGA